TGCGCCACTTCCTCATCGTCGTCGACACCTTCTGCCACGCGCACGACAACGGTGACGGGTTTGCACTGGTCGGCAATGGCCTGCAAGGACGCAGCCAGGGTGCCACTCTTTCCGGCCTTGCCGATGGCGGCCTGCACGTTGGTAATTAAAACGGGTTCATTCAGGGGAAAGGTCGCCGCATCGGCATCGCTGGCGGTACAGACCATGCCGATAATTGCGGTGGAAACCGTGGAAATAACGCGCGTACCATCGTTGATTTCAACAACCTGCACGCCGTGGTGGTAATCACTCATCCGGTTAACTCCGTGGGTTATGGGTGAGTGTATTTTCGGGGGTACGGGGAAAGCGGGCTATTGATGCGGGATGGATGAGGAGTGACACAACCACGGACAAAGAAAAGGCGGGCAATTGCCCGCCTGCATGATTACGGCATCTCCGGCCAGACGATATCCGGTGCCATTTCCGGGTCAACCCGGCTCAGTAACACCCGGTATTTTTTCCAGGCCATCAGCGAGGCGGTTTCCTCTTCGGTTGCCATCTCAAAATCCACCGCATCCTGCAGGGTGGCAATCACATCCCCGGCCTGCTTCATCTGGCCGTCTTTCATGCCCTGCGCGTCGCTCACCTGTGCCGCGTGTTCGGCCTGTGCATCCGTTACCCACTGGCTGCCGTCCCATTTCTGCCAGGCCGTATCCGGTGCAACAGGGGTTGTTTCCGGTGGATACGCACCCGGCTCGGTGATGTAATGCTGCCTGCCGGTGGTGGTGCTGTAAACGACTTCGCCCCGGTGATCTTCGGTGAGCTGCCAGCCCTGTGTTTCACTGTCGAAAACAGGGATGAAACCTGCCGCCGCTTCCGGGGGTTTGACCGTCGTGCAGTGAGCGGGCAGCCCGGTAAAGGCCGGGATCAAGGCATCCCCCTGACCAATAAATTCACGGGTATCGGCACGCAGGTTATAGACGGTTATCGTTCTGTTTTTACTGGTCATAATGAATGTCATCAGGCAAGTCTCACAATGTAATTAATCGCGGTATTCTTGACGGTATTCTCGGCATTTCCCGTCGCATTCACGGTGATGGCGTGTCCGTGCGCCCCCATCACGACCGTGTGGTTGTGCGCACCAATCCCCACCCAGTGATCGTGCGCGCCAATGCCGACCGAGTGCGCATGATTGCCGCTGCCGTCAATACGATCCCCGGCGGCCCACGAAATATTGGAGGCGTGCATCCCAAGCCCGGTGCCGGGGGTGTCCCGGTAGGCTGAGGTGCTGCAATAACGGAAGTTATGCGCGTGCCATCCTCCTTCGGTGGTGGATTTGGTGCCGTAGTCAAAACTGGTGGCCTGCTTAGAGCCGTAGTCAAACTGACTCACTGCTTTGGTGCCTAAATCGGTCTCAGAAGCACTGGCCGTGTGGGCGTGTGACTTAATGCCGTCTTCTTCGTAAGACAGGACGCCGCGACCTTCGGGCTTTCCTTTGAGGGTCATGCCACGCAAATCAGGCAGCACGCCTGACGGGTAAACCTGTGCAAGCTGCGGATACGCCGCTTTATCAAAACCCTGACCGTGCAGGAAGGCATAACCCGCCGGTGGCGTATCCGACGGCCACGGAATGGGTGCGCCGACAGGGAAAGTCATGTCGGGTTTATTGGTGGTGTTGTAATCGCGCCGCCAGCCTGGCGAATAGTCATCACCGTGGTGAATGTATGTAAACTGCGCGCTGGCGACCCCGCCACCGGTTGTGGTGGTCGGTGTGGTGATACGCAGCGTCAGCGACCCCTTTGAACCCATGACTTCGACGACCGCCCCGGCAAGGCAGATATGGCCGCAGCCGGTGTCAGTGATGATTTTATTTCCGGCGTAACTCCATGAGCCTTTGACCATCCAGTAAGGGTGCGTAAATGCGCCTTTTTCCTCCAGCCATGCAAGAAACTCGGCGGTAGTCCACGGATTGCTGTCCCCGCCAATATTCATGCTGCCCACACTTCGCCCGGCGCCAATATTTCTGACAAATAAATCGCGGTCAGGAATGTCCGCGCCGTTCTGGTCTTTATGCAGACGCGACTGCGCATTATCATTCGCCGCTTTGACGGCTTTCGGGGTGGCAGCCAGCACCTCACTGACGCTGTCCGTCGCACTGCTTAACTGCACAATGCCCTTGCGCCCGGTAGTCGCCTCCTGTGCGGTGTATTTTCCGTTTGCCAGGTCATACGCGGCTTTCACCGCTTTCGGCGTGGCGGCCTGCACCTCACTGGTGCTGTCGGTCGCGCTGTTTAACTGCACAATCCCTTTGCGCCCGGTGGTCGCATCCTGTGCGGTGTATTTGGCGTTAGCCAGGTCATACACGGCTTTGACCGCTTTCGGCGTGGCGGAAAGCACCTCGCTGTCGCTGTCAGTGGCATTGCTTAACTGCGTGAAACCTTTTGCGGTGAGCGTGGCGTCAGGATGTCTGCGCGAACGTTCATGCTCCGCGAGTTTATCGTCGACATAATCCTGGGTCGCCATCACGGTAGTGGTGTCGATAACCAGCTCCACGGACTCCAGCGCACTGACAATAATCACCATGCGCAGCGTCTGCGCGCGCCCCGAGCCTTCGGCCAGCTCCGGCTTGTAGCTCTCGGCCATATTCGCCACGGCAACCAGCGTGCCGTCGGTGTCATACAGTCCCATTTCGCGCAGCCAGAATCCGCCCACCTCCGGCGGGATGACCAGCTCGGCCACCACATAATTTTTATTCTTCGCATCGACACTGATCTTATTGAGTGCAGCACGCCATTTCTCCGCAATGAGTTTTGTCTGGCCGACATCCGGCACCGGCAGTGTGCCGCCACCGTCACCGACGGCCATGTGCGTGAGAGTGATTTTTGTGCCGCTGGCAGTGGCGGCGGCCAGTTTTGCCGCCCCGGCGGTGGTAATGAGTGTTTTATATTTCACGGTCATGATGGCCTCTTTTATCCGGGGTAAACGGTGATAATGTCGCCGTCATAGCTGACGCCGCCGGTGTACAGATTGCCGGGGATATCCTGAATAATGTTCAGGCCGGTCAGGTGACGACTTGCCGCTTTTGCATCCGCAATCAGCCGCTCCATCTCGTAATACATCTCCTCTGTGATGCCGCTTTCCAGCACGCCGATATCGAGGCGAAAGGTGCCGGGTGCCTCACCGGTCTGCCACCATTCGGTGACGTTAATCAGGTAGCCGAGCGGCTCCACCACGCGGCGGATGGCACCAATTGTCCCTTTATGCTTGTGCAGGTATTTAGCGGCCTTAATCACGCCGCGCTTGATGTCCACCGGCCACGTTTCATCCCAGCGGTCGACGGAAAATGCCCAGGCCAGATACGGCAGCAGCGGTGCAGGACAGGTCGCCGGGTTCCAGAGCTGGCGCAGCGGCACCGGGACTCGGGTCAGTTCCGCGCAGGCTTTTGCTGCCGCCAGTTCCAGTTGTGAGGAGCCAACCGGCAACAGCCGGACGCTATTCATCGGAGCCTCCGATAACGAGGCGGTAATCGGTGCAGTACGACGCCTGCGTGTCATCGAGCACGATATCGGCCAGCGGTTTTGCCAGCTCGACGCGCTGCACCCCTTCCACATGCAGGGCGGCATAAATCGCGGATTTGCGGATATCGCGTCCGAGGCGGTGCTGTGCGGTGATGTAGGCTTTCAGCTTTGCCTCGGCGGCCTGCCTGACCGGCTCCATTTCCGGACCAGGGTAAAGGTAAAGGGTCGCATCAATTTCATAGTCGACGATATGCGCCGACTGCACCGTCACCCGGTCAGCTACCGGGCGCACATTCTCATCATTGAGCGCCAGGCAGACGATATTCACCAGCTCGGCGCTGGCCGTGCCGTTCCCTTCACGCGACAGCACCGAAATGGTGACGCAGGCCGGTGACGGGCTGATAACCGACACATCCGCGACCCGCCCGTCAGCACTGCGACCATGGAACTGATACGCCCCGACTGGCCCCGCGACACTCAGCCCTTCAAAGGACTGCTGAATCCGCAGCCGGAAATCACTGTCAGATTCCATCACCGCCGCCACCGGCGGGATGGCGTTCTCATCCGCAGGGGTTATAACCAGGCGCTCAACATTATTGTTTGCGCCGAGTACATCGAGGTCATTTTCCCTGGAGAATGCCAGCATTACCGCCAGTGCCGACTCGTTGACTCGCTGGCGAAGCAACAGCTCACGATAGGCGTTCTCCTCCAGTAGTTTCACAATCGGCTCGGATTCCAGCGCAAGCGTGCGGGCAACCGCTTCCTGCTCCTCCTCGGGATACAGGGAAATCAGCGTCGCTTTACGTTCAGAAAGCAGGGTTTCATAGTCCAGCACCTCGACCACATCCGGGGCGGGTAACTGGCTCAGGTCAATGGTTGCCATGGTCTCAGCTCAGGGGAATGGTTAGGGAAAATGACGCGCCACCGGTGCCGGTGCGCACGCCGGCGATGTCGACGAATAACGTGCCAGCGGTGGTGCTCTCAAAGGTGATGGCCGTCAGCCGGATGCGTGGCTCCCATTTCAGGATGGCCATGTAGCAGGCGGACATAATTTGCAGGCGCAGTGCCGGGTTATCGGGCTGGTCAATCAGTGCCGACAGCAGCGAACCGTAATCGCGGCGCATCACGCGCGAGCCAATAGGAGTAATAAGAATGTCGCGCACGCTCTGACTGATATGTCCGGAATCGGACACACTCAGGCCGGTGGCACGATCCATGCCGAGATAACGAACGGTCATTGCGTCCCCTCCGTCTGGCTTCCACCACGCTCGACGCCACCGTGCTTATGGTCATCGACCTGCACGCCATTGGATTTAAAGGTGCCGCCGCCGTGCTCGATATTGCCGCTCATGCTGCCGCCCTGTTTCACTTCCAGCGTGCCGGTGGTCAGCTTATTCGTGCAGACCACTTCCGGGGTGTCGAATGTGATTTTCTTGCTGGCTTTAACCGTCACAACCGGCACCGTCACGACCACAGATTCGGATGCCGTGACCGAGGCGGTTTTTATGCCCGACACGGTCAGCGCCCCGGTCTCCGGTTCGTACTCCATCACGGCACCATCAGGGAAAGAAATATGCAGCGCATCGGCAGAGATTGACGGCGCAGGGTTATCGTCAGAATAGATGCCAGGCAGAACAAAAGCGGTGTCCAGCTCGCCGCCTATTGCCAGCAGCAAAACCTGCTCACCAACTGACGGTGCCCACCATGTGCGTGTACGACCGGCGCGGGGCGTCAGCCAGTGCAGCCAGTCGGTCGTAATTCCGCCGGTTTCAATGCGGCATAATGCCTGCGCGGTGTCGACTTCGGTCACGATACCGGTGCGGATGAGGTTGCGCAGCAGTCGCGCGAGATCATGGAGTGATGAGAGAGTTTTCATTGAGGTAGGATGCCGTCAGAGGACATTGACGGCAATTAGCGAGCATTCTTTCAGTTACAGCACAACAAAGTATCAGTTGATAGTTATAGATTTTGTGAAATAAATGGGTTCGACAAGTTCCTCACATATAACTTTGAATTTTATTAAGCCTGAACCAGTGCCGGTAGGAATAACAATAACTGGATCAAATTCCAACTTAAGACTTTGCAGAAGTTTTTTTGCTCGTAGTGTTACTATATTTTCTTCACAGCGAACCCAATTGTTTGCGTTGGCAGAAAAGTTAGGAGCAACACTTCGAACTCTTAGTAATTTACTATCAAGCATTGTGCCGTTAAGCAAGTTTTCATAATCACGCATACCCGAAAATACTCCAGTGATAGCACTAAGACCAGGGGGCAGTAGGCTATTCATTCTGGCTTGCTCAATAGGAGACTCGGGGATTTTCATTTGAGGCTCAATAATATATCTATCCTCATTAGAGCGATTAATAGTTGTTATAAAATCTGGGAATTCTATATAGATATGAATATCACTTGCTAATCTTCGCCCCTCATTAACTAAAACAGGGTGAAACGTTATAGAATTACAAGAGTAGTTTGTAAAATTAAAAACCCGTTCATTGTATTCATCAACATCATGATTTGATGGGATCTTATTGTTGTATTTGTTTATCATTTCATCCGTCATGTAGGGTAGCAGTTCTGACGGAGTATCAGTTTTTTGAAACTTCTCTATATAACCTTGCTTCTTTTCGTAGTGACTGAAGTTGAGAAATACATCGTTTTCTATCATTGTCAGTTTTAAAATTGGTTTATCATCCTGTAACTGACTTTCGTACTCATGAACTAGCGCTCTCAGCTTTCTATTTTCTTGAGACAAACCAGCTAATTCTTCTGAGACTTCCTTACTGTTTGAGTTATCACCTCGGACCCATCCAATTCGTGGGGTTCTCCTCATGATTTTTGGTAATGCAATTGCAACTTTTGTAGCAAGGTCATCAATTGATTCCCAGAAATCACACATTTTATTAGCTTTAGCTTTCTCAATAAATTTATCTAACTTTTCGGTTTTAGTATAATCAATCTCTCTTTCATTTGGTTGGGTCGATGTATTCCTATCACGTATAAATGCCAATACAGGTATATCAAGTGACTTTGCGTAATCATATTCCATTTCTGTATAGCTAATACCTGTTCCAGAAATGGAACCATACTTATGTCCAATTATTATTACATAATAATCACTGGCATCTATGGTTTCTCTA